AATAAAAAATTTAATTCTTACAGATCGTGGTGAACGATTGTTTCAGCCGTATGTTGGTGGAAATGTACGTGCGATGTTATTTGAAAACAACACACCGGCAACTATTAAGCTTCTTCAAGAACAAATTAAAGACACAATAAAAATATATGAGAAAAGAGCTACTCTTGTTGATGTAGAAGTGACGTCAACACTTGATGAAAATGTTATTCGTATTTTAATATATTTTTATATAAACAGTGTAGAACAACCAATATCTCTTACGGTATTTCTAGAGAGGACTAGATAAATGGCAACCAAACCTATAAATGAACTAGATTTTACGGCCATTAAGCAGCAGTTCATTTCTCATTTGCAGAACCAAACACAATTTAAGGACTATGACTTTACTGGGTCAAATATGAATGTCCTCCTTGATGTTCTTGCATATAACACATATCAGAATAATTTCTATACGAATATGGCAATTAATGAAATGTTTCTTGACTCGGCGGTTCTTAAAAATTCAACCGTTTCGCATGCAAAAGAACTTAATTATTTACCACGTTCACGCACTTCTGCAAAAGCTGTTGTAAACATATCTATTGTAGATGAGACGGAGCCTTCGAAAAATATTACAATTCCAAAATATACTGAATTTACTGTTAATTATCAAGGAAATGCATTTACTTTTATAACAGCAAAGGCATATATTGCACAAAAGACAACATCAGGTCCATTTGTTGCGACAAATGTTGAAATCTTTGAAGGTCAAATTCTTACAAATTTTGAAAAAGACGGTTTCTTTCTTGATGATGAAAATTTTCTTAGATGTAATCTTACAAACGACAACATAGATACAAGCACTATTGAAGTTTATGTAGATGACGAGGCAACCGAAGGTCAAAATCAATATTACTATACCGCTGACATATTTGGTGTGACCGCAACGAGTAAAGTATTTTATTTAAGTCCGTATTTTGATGATCGTTATACAATATATTTTGGTAGAAATGTATACGGAAAACAACCAGAACCTGATATAGATATAAAAGTACAATATAGAGTCACGAGTGGTGCTGAAGCTAACGGAGCAACAGGATTTACTACTGCCTTTCGTTCTGGTGTTACGGTCACAACAGTTTCAAGCGCATCAGGCGGTGCTGAACGTGAAAGCATTGATAGCATAAAATTCTTTGCACCAAAATCAATACAAATTCAAGAAAGAGCTGTTACTGCAAGCGACTATGATATTCTTTTAAGACAAAGATTTCCTGAAATACGTTCAGTATCAGTATATGGTGGAGATGAGCTTACTCCTCCTCAATATGGAAAGGTTGCGATTTCTGTTAACTTACAAGGCGACGGAGTTTTATCTGAAACAAACGAATATGAATATGTACGATATTTAGCAGATAAAAGTCCGCTTACGATTGAGCCGATCTTTGTTGATCCTGAGTTCTTATACGTAGAAGCGGTGATTGACGTAACTTATTCTAGAAAATTAACAAGCAAATCTACGTCAGAACTTGAAGCTTTAGTAAGACAGGCTGTTCTTTCTTATAGTACTACAAACCTTGATGATTTTGGAAAAACTCTTCGTTCATCAAGACTTATTACCACAATAGACGCATTAGATGAAAGTATACTAGGTTCTGACCTTTGCGTCAATCCTATTATAGAATATGCCCCGATATTAAACTTAACTCTTAATCCTAGTTTTAAATTTAATGAAAAACTTGTAAAACCATATCCGTACCGTGCAGCGTCAGGATTTTCAGATTTTAAACCGTCAATAGTAAGTTCAACATTTACATACTCTGGTATTGTATCTAAGCTACAAGATGATGGTGCAGGAAATATGAGAATTATTGATACAAGCACAACTAATCCTGAAATTATCAATCCTACTATTGGAACTGTTGATTACACAACAGGTGAAATTAAATTAATTAATTTTGCAGTAGAATCTTTTTCTGGCGACGCAATTAAAATATATGCGGCTACAACTTCTTCAAATGTCACTGCACCAAAGAGTAGAATTTTAACAATAAGAGATCAAGATATTCTTATTAACTTTATAGAGTCAAAATCATAATGGCTATAGATAAATTAATTTCGTTTCATATTGAGAGACAGTTTCCTGCAATATATCGTGAGGATGGTCAAGAACTTGTGCAATTTGTAAAAGAATATTATAAATTCTTAGAAACAAACACAAGCCAATCTTTATATAATGGAAGAAGAATATACGAGTATCGTGATATTGATACTACGCTTGAAAGAATGCTATTATTCTTTAAAAATAAGTACCTTGCCGATCTTATTTTTGATGATACTACAATTCGTATTATTGTAAAAAATATATTAGGTCTTTATAGACGCAAAGGTACAAAAGACGGTTTAACTTTATTCTTTCAACTTTTTTATAATGAAACAATAAAAGTATATAATCCATCACGAGATATGTTACGTCCATCGGACTCGGAATGGAAAAAAGGTCGCTATCTTCAAATGTTTCCAAATGACGGAATATTTACGTCTACAAGAAACAGCCTACAATATACTTATCAAGATATTATAGGTAAAACGATTATAGGTGAAGCTTCAGAAGCAAAAGCTGTTGTTGATAAAATTAATTTAATTATTCTAAATAATTCAATTGTTCCTATTGTGTTTATTAATGATATAACTGGAAATTTTATAGGACTTGAAGGTATTGTCTCGGTTATAAACGGCATACCTGTAAGATTTGGAACTATAGACGGATCTTTATCAAGCATAGCAATTGACAATAACTTTAGAGGAACGCTTAATAATAACATCGGTGATATTGTAACTTTTAAGAGTGTTTCAGATTCAATAGGAGGTCGCGGATTAGTTACAAACGTAACCACTGAATTTACTGGAGTTGTTAGTTATGAAGTTGCGGACGGCGGTTGGGGATATTCAGTTGACTCAACAAAGTTATTAGTATCTAACCAAGTTATCTTCATGGATAACTCAGCTTTAAATTTTACGATTCTAGAAAAGCTTGTAGACACAAATGGTAATACTGGAGTTGTAATAGGCCAATCAGATTTGCTTGTAGCAGTTAAAGCCGATGCAGGAAAAGAGTTTTCTAATAGCTATGTTATTTCTACTGTTGACCGCACACCAAATGTTACACTTAATTCTTTATCAGGAAGTACTGCTATAAGAGTTGTAGCAAAAAATGACACATCACCTGGTAATCTTTATCCTGATACATTAAATGCTAGCGACGTTAAAGTTGGCGAACTAAAAAATACTGAAACCGTGTCACTCATTTTTGATGTGATAGGAGATTTTACGAGTGTCCCTCTTAATTCTTCAGATTATAATACAGTTCCTCCGGCAGTAAAAGCAATGACAGGAACGGCTTCACCTGTTACTTTATCCACACCGTTAAATACAGCATTTGACTTAAGTAGTGTTGACCTTGGAACAATTGTAAGATTTGATAATATAGATCCAGGCGCCGATTATGAAAACGATGTATACTCCGTAGCTTATGATACTCGAGTTACTTTGTTTGAAAGAAAACCGCAAGAAATTACTTTACAAAACATTCCAGCTACATTAAACATTGGGGATGAAGTTACACAAAGTAGCGTTGGCGGAAAAGTTATCGCCATACAAGATACTACAATCACAATAGTACCATATTCATATTATGGATTTAATTCTACGGATCCAATTGTATTTGGTGGAGAAAATTGGCCTATAGTTGCTCTATCTACAAAATTCAATTCTATTAATTTTGCAGGATATAATGCTACTATAGATTCTATAACTAATTTTGGTATAGGAAGAATTGTAAACGTAGACATTATTGATTCAGGATATGGATATCTTCATAACGAAATTGTTGATGTAATAGATTCTGCCGGACGAACTGCGGCGAAAGGAACAATATCTGCTAGATCTCAAGGTTCAACTGGAGGATATTGGGCTTCTTTAGATTCTCATTTAAATGGTTATTCAAATAAAAATGGTTTGTTGGAATATTTTGACTCAGGAAAACGTATTCAAGATAGCGAATATTATCAAGAGTATTCATATGAAGTTCAATCAAAACTTGGTATAGAACAATATGAGGAAAATTTAAAAGAAATAACTCATGTGGCTGGTACAAAATTATTTGGGAGATTTAACCTTGAAGATAACATAGAATCTAAAGCAGATTTGGATCAAGCAGTAATAGTTTTTGATGGTGTACCTCCGCCAGAAATTCCAGTAGGCGTTACAGCCGAAGCATCCATAAGATATGTGACTGCGGATACGAATAAAGTAACTACAGACGGATTTGTAGAAGGTCAAAGCTAATAATAGTAGATAAATAAATTAAACTCTAAAGCGAGAAAAAAGAAATGGCAAAACAAACTATTAATATTGGTACCACCGCAAACGATGGCACAGGTGATCCGTTAAGAACTGCGTTTGATAAAGTAAATGATAACTTTGACGAACTTTATGCCACTAGCGCATTTTCTGGAAGTTATACCGATCTTACTAACAAACCTACTTCAATAACAAGCTTTGGTATTACAGATAGTACAGCAGGTTATGTTTTAACAACAGATGGATCTGCTGGATTTACGTTTCAAACTAAGTTTCCAAGTAGAACAACCGCCACAAAAACAACGGCTTCACTTGCTAATAATGCGCAAGGAAGTATAGATATTACAGGATTTAAATCTTATTCACTTATGTCTATTGAAACAGATCGTGCAGCGTGGGTGAGACTATATACAACAACTGCAGCAAGAACTGCGGATACATCAAGAACACAAGGAGTTGATCCAGATCCAAATGCAGGAGTTATTGCGGAAGTAATTACTTCGGGCGCATCAACGGTTGCATTTACTCCGGCAGTACTTGGATTTAATAACGAATCAACTCCTACAACAGTTATACCAGCTTTAGTTAAAAATCTTTCTGGTTCAACTTCAACGGTTCAAGTAACACTTAAACTTCTGCAGTTGGAGGACTAAATGAAAAAGACGGTTAACGTAGTTCTTGTCGAAGGTACCGACGAAGACGCGTTTATTGCGTCTTTTGAAACAAATGAAAATGTTGAACTTAAGAACCCAATTCGTTCTATTCCAACTCTTTTAACTATGCGTGTTGAGGAAGATTATATTG